AAAACACAGTTCCGTAAAAAGCTTAGTCACATCAAACTCACCAGTTGATGCAAAGATTCTTAATTCATCTACACTCGCACTTTGAGGATAGTAAGCTGCGTTTTTTGGAGTATCAATCATTTTATTCAGACATTAGTGTTTCAAATTGCGAATTAATAGTTTGTGCAAATTCTTTCTTTATAACTTTTATGTTTCTTTTCGATTCATTCAAATCCAACTCATATTGATACAATGTTATCGCTGATTTAGAAATCGTTATCGTGGTTGTACTTGTTGGAAATTGATAAACGGTTTTAGATGGTGACAAACTATTATATGTATCTTCATCAATCGTTATCTTTTTTTCTGTCGTGGTTCTTGTTGATGATTCATATTGTGAAATAATTTTTTCGTAATGATGTACTGTTGAATATGGATTTTCGGTTGTATACTTTTCAACAATGTATCTTTCGAAAGATGCACGATCCAGTGGCCAACCCCATTGTGGATCACTTATTTGATTTGCATAAAGAATTAACCAGTAAAAATAGGAATCATTATAATATCTATGTGCAATCATTTCTGGTGTTTCACCATCTTGCACATCATAACTATAGAATAGAAGTGGATTGTCCAATAGAGTTTGTATAATACTACTTCTAGCCAGCAAATTCACCATGACACTTCTAGTGCCATCTTTCTGAGTTGTGACTACTTTTGGATATTTTGCAAAATAACTCATTAGAATCCTTGGTTGATCTGAGTCTTATCGACAAGAACGATTTCTTGGAATTGAAGTGATACAACTGTTTGAACTGGTGCACCATTACCCTCGAAAGCTGCCCATCCGTTTGGTGCATAATTTACATTCACACTTTTCAAAACACTTTTCTTCAGAAGATTTATGTTTGGATTTACTTTTCCGTTGTAACGGAAAGAAACATTAAAAACTGATGGTGGTATGAAGAAAAATCCTCCCACGCCACCTATTTGTGGTGCAGCATGATAACGAAGTGTTTTTATAATAGCATTCACGTTTCTAGTTTCATCAGGTGAACTTGGTGTAAAAGTAAATGTCATTTCATATGGTCTAAAATCTATACCCTCAAACAATACTTGTTGTTGTGGGTTAAAAACATATCCTGCAGCACTCATCGCCAACTTAACAGCTGAATTTTCCGCTATCGATGTTATAGCATTTGTCAACCCACCAAGACTGGTTATGGGTGTAGAATTTATAGCCGATGACAAACTTAAACTATTATATGCCGCATCATAAGTAAAATTCATTGTTTCGGGCATGTACAATGCAATGGTTGCAACTGTATTAGTTTTAGTTCTGGGAGCAATATTAACTGCGGTTGGTTTAATCACACTTTCAAAAAAACTTTTAGTACCAGCTACCAAACCTTGAGAAGTAACTTCATTGGGATTGGTGACTGTATGCCCACCATTTTCATTGGTAACAGGTGCCGCTGCAGGAGCATCTAAATTTATACCAAAAGGTTTTAATGTTTGTGCCAAAGAAACGGGATCAGTTTCATATATATCAAAATAAACAGCATGCCCTTTTCTTGAACTTTCCAAATCTTTTGGATAAGATAAGGAGAAATTTGATGAAACTGTGTATTTTGATTGATACAGGTCGGCCGCAGGACCAGCCGAAGGATCAAAAACTGGCTGTGTAATTTCGTTATAAAGAGTTTGAGTGGCTGTATTTGCTGTTGCCATTTAATACCTTATTTTCTTGTTTGCAGAGTGCATACATAATATTTATATGACATACAAATCATCTTACAAGGGTCTGTTTAGACCTAGAAATCCACAAAAATACGTGGGTGATCACACAAATATTGTTTATCGCTCATCTTGGGAGTGTAGGGTGATGAACTGGCTCGACAAAAATCCAGATATTATATCTTGGGCTTCTGAGGAAATGATTGTTCCTTATATATCGCCGGTTGATGGAAAGTGGCACAGATATTTTCCAGATTTTCTAGTCAAGGTGCGAACAAAAGACGGAAAACAAAAAACAATGATGTTGGAAGTCAAACCAAAGAAACAAACACACGCACCAGAAGTCAAGAAAAGAGTAACAAAACAGTATATTAATGAAGTTGCAACTTGGGGTGTCAATCAGGCAAAATGGAAAGCCGCAACCGAATACTGTTTGGACCGTGGTTGGGAGTTCAAAATCATCACCGAAGAACACCTCGGACTCTAACTAAATATTACATGGCTACAAAACCTTCAATACTCACTACAATAGCAGAAGAAAAATCTGCGGCTGGCGTTCAGAACATGACTCGCCAGTCTTTTGCATGGTTAAGACAAAAGATGTTGCAGCTCAGAAATCCAACTGCATACATCCCACCAATGACAAGGGAAAAGTTTAGATATACACCACCATCAAATAGACAGAAGTTTTTACTTGGTGGCTTGTATTTCTTCATATATGATCCCAAAACTAAAGTTGAATTGCCATATTATGATAGATTTCCACTGGTGATGCCACTCCAAAGGCAATCAGACGGGTTTTTAGGTTTAAATCTGCACTATTTGCCGGTTAATTACCGAATACTGTTCATGCGTAAACTGATGGGTAGAGCCATCTATGATGAGAATGATGAGATTAAACGCATCCGTATAACCTATGACATACTGGACGCAACCAGGCGACTGAGGGAGTTCAGACCGTGCGTGAAACAGTACTTGTACTCACACATTAGATCCAGAATCCTGGCGGTTCAACCTGATGAGTGGGATGTGGCAACGTACCTGCCGGTTCACCAGTTTAAAAAACAAGCCGCCAAATCAGTTTGGCAAGATTCTATCGAAGAAATAAGGAATTCATAAATGTCATTATCAATTGACAGAATAGTCGCATCTTTTAGGGGTGATTTTGCTAGACCAAATAGATTTGAAGTCTTTTTTACTTTACCTTCAGGATTAAACTCCTTTGGTAGTTCTCGCGATATTTTAACTCTTAGATGTGAAAATGCTCAAATACCAGGAAGAACTCTGGCGACAACAGAACAAAGAACATATGGACCAATTGAAAAATTACCATATCTTACAACATATAATGACCTCGATGTGACATTAATTGTTGACGGCAGCATGGTACAAAAGAAATTGTTTGATTCGTGGATGCAACTCATCAATCCGTCTTCTACAAATAACTTCAATTATAGAGACACATATTGTACCGATATCACCGTCAAACAATATGATGTTACAGACAAAGTTACACATGAAGTAAGATTTATTGAATCATATCCAATTTCAATCAATCAGATGGATTTGGATTGGAGTTCTGATGGATATCATAAACTGAATGCAACATTTGCATATACTAGATGGGAAACCATCATTTGAATTTATAAGGAGTTACCATGGCTTTACCAAGACTTGAAGTGCCAACATATGAAATTGAATTGCCACTTTCGAAAAAGAAAATAAAATACAGACCCTTCCTTGTCAAAGAACAAAAGAATCTTTTGATGGCAATGGAATCTGGTGATGCGGATACTATTCAACACAACATCAGAGAGATTCTGAATGTTTGTACAATGACTGAAGGCGTTGATTTGGATGAACTTCCAATTATCGATATCGAATATTACTTTATCAATCTGAGAGCAAAATCTGTTGGTGAAATTTCGGAATCAAAGTATCGTTGCAACAATAAAGTTACCGACACGAAAGAGTGTGGCAATATCATGGAGTCGAAAATCAATTTGACTGAGATATATCCAGAATCCGAGGAGGTAGTTGATCCAGAAATTGCAATCAATGATAAGATTGTTGTGAAGATGAAATATCCACAATTTGGGTTGATCAAAGATTCTATTGATATGGACAATATCACTGATGTTACATTTAATATGATCGCAAGTTCGATTGAACACATCTATGATGGTGAACAGTTTCATTATGCAAAAGAAACAACAAAAGAAGAGTTGCTTGAATTCGTTGAAAGTATGAGTCAAGAACAATTTGATAGGGTCGAACACTTCTTCAACAATATTCCAAAATTGAAGAAGAAAATTGCAATAACATGCTCAAAGTGTGGTTTCGATCACAGCTTAGAGGTGGAGGGCCTCGAAAGTTTTTTCGGCTTATAATTTGTTATGATGATTTAAAAAACTATTACAAGACAAACTTCTCATTGATGCAACACCACAAATATAGTTTGTCTGAGCTTGAGAGTATGATACCTTGGGAGAGGGATATCTACATCACATTATTAATACAGTATCTTGAAGAAGAAAACCTAAAACTAAAAGAACGAAGTAGACAATAATGGCAGATATAAATGATTCAACAAAAAAGACTACCAAAAGTTTGATGGGTGGTCTATTGAGTCTTTTGCGCGGCAGTAATAAAGATTCGGAAATACTTGGTAAAAACGCATCCGATTCTGAAGTTCTTGGTGGTATATACAAGTTGATGGTTCAAAAAGAAAATTTGAACAGACTTGATTATGAGAAAAGAAAAAATTATGCTGAAGAGCAAGACATTGAACAAGCTAGACGACATGCTGAAATAGTTAAGGCACTAACTGTTCGTAGAAAGCCTGCACCAAAGAAAGCTAAAGCAAAAAAGCCGTTTAGATTACCAACTTTACCTGGTCGCAAACCAGTTCCGAGAGTAACTAAACCTGGTGCGCCAGCTGCACCAAAACCTGCGCCAGTACCAAAACCTGCTGAACCAACTGCGCCTACTGTACCGAAACCTAGTGCGCCTGCACCAAACACAGCAGCACAAGAGGCTGCTAGAAGAGCGCAAGAAGAAACTGCTAGAAAAGCCAGAGAGGAAGCCACTAGAAAAGCTCAAGAGGAATCTGCTAGAAAAGCCAGAGAGGAAGCCACTAGAAAAGCTCAAGAGGAATCTGCTAGAAAAGCCAGAGAAGAGGCTGTTAGAAAATCTCAAGAAGAAGCCGCTAGAAAGACTCAAGAAGAAGCCGCTAGAAAAGCCAGAGAGGCAGCTGAAGCGGCTAGAAAAGCCAGAGAAGCTAGAGAAGCAGCTGAAGCCGCTAAGAAAGCTAAGGATGCAGAAGAAACTGCCAGAAAAGCCAGAGAGGCAGCTGAAGCTGCCAAGAAAGCTAAAGATGCGGAAGAAGCTGCCAAGAAAGCCAGAGAGGCAGCTGAAGCTGCCAGAAAAGCCAGAGAGGCAGCTGAGGCAGCTAAAAAGACCAGAGAAGCTGAAGAGACTGCTAAGAAAGCTAGAGAAGCCGCTGAATCGGCCAGAAAAGCCAGAGAGGCAGCTGAAGCGGCTAAGAAAGCGCGAGAAGTTGATAAAAGAAGAAATGATAGAACCACTGAAGAAGAAAAAGGTGTAAGAGCAGCTGGCGAAGCGGCGAAAAGAGAAGCTGATAGAAGGGCTAGAGAAGAAGCCACCAGAAAAGCCAGAGAAGAAGCTGCCAGAAAAAGTGCTGAGAGAGTTGAGAGAAAACCAGATCAACCACCTACAGCACAACCAGCAGCACCATCTGCACCACCGAGCGCAACAAGAGTGCCTTCAGCGCCAGCTGCAGCAGTTGCTATAGGTGCTCTTACTGGTACATCAGCAGTTATGAGTGCAATTGCTGGTGCAGAAGGTGGAAAAAAATATGACATTTCTTTCGGTGACGTTGTGATGAAAGATGGAACTTTAAAAAATAGACTTAGAGATAAACCAGGAGGCACATTTCTAAATTTAAAAACACCAGAAGAATGGTCAGAAGAAACTCTCGGAAAAAAGAAAAAGTTAACACAAATGACTTTAAAAGAAGTTTTGGAATTTACTAGATATCGTAGTAAAACTTGGCCAAGTTCTGGTGCAGTGGGAACATATGGTTTTATGCCGAGTACATTATTCGGGAAAAATTTTATGACAAATAATGATCCACAAAAATCTATTGGTGGAGAACTTAAAGCCTCTGGTATAATGGATTGGGATAAAACTCTATTCAATAAAGAAACACAAGATTTTTTGGCGGTACCCCTTTTACAAAGAAATTTGAGGACAATAAGTGCGGCTGGAGTACCCACTACGCCTGGTTGGGCTTATATGTCGTGGTATACTGGACCCGGCGGAGCAATTGCAGTATGGAAAGCCATACAATCGGGAAAAGGTAATGAAAAAGTTGGAAAAATATTATCAGATGCAAAAGTTCCTTGGGCACCAAATGTTAATCCAGAACTTGGTGCAGAAGAATTTAATGGTCCAGCAGGAAAACGTGTTAAAAATACTGCTTTAAATTTTCCTATTGTTTTGGAAAATAGATTAAAAGAAAAGGGTGGCTTACATATGTCACCCGAAGGCCTTCCAACAATTTTGCAACAAACGAATAATGGTCAGAAAGTGAGTGATGTATCTATGCAAAATTCGGACATGAGAAAAATGATGAACGCATCTTCATCATCAACAGTCGTCATAAATCAACAAAACACCGTGGCTGGAAACGCAACACAACAACAAAATAGAGATGTTGTCGATGACAGTTCACCATACTCAAGAAAGAGTAGAGCATAATGGCTACTAATTTAGATTACCAAAAAGCAAGTAGAATACGTGGCACAAGTTTTGCCGATCTTTTGTCGGATCAACTCTCTGGTGATTCAACAATTCGTGGTGCAATTAAAAAAACAATATCACTAAAAGCTCAAGCTAGAGTAAAAGGTATCAAAGAGAAATTTGATCCATTAAATATTGCAAAATTTTTAACTGGTGGATCAAGTTTAGGTCCTGCTTTACTTGGTAAACTCACTGGTCGTTCCGAAAAAGACATTCAATATTTCTCTGGTCGTATGCGACCAATTCGTGATAGAGGCACTGCATCCAGAATAGGTAAAGAACCTGGATCGGGAATGGGTGAAGGTACTAATGATATGCTGAGAAAAATATATTATCTGATGCAAGTTACTAGACAAGCAGACCTAGAAAGAAGTGATGCAGAGTTAAACTTTGCTGAAGAAAAGAAATTGGAAGCAGAAAAAAGACACAAAGAACTATTAAAGGTTCTGAGTTCTTTACGTTTGGGAACTGCAACAAAAGTTACTGAAGAAGAGAAAGGTTCTTCACTGTTAGAATTGCTTGGTGGTGCATCTGTGTTTTCAAGATTATTGAATGTGTTAAAGTGGTTTGCTAGCCCAGTTGGTCTTGCGTTATTGGGTGTGACTAGTCTTGTTGGGCTTATTGCTTTGTTGTCGGTTGGTTTGGATAGATTGGCCAAAAATAAAGCGAATGACAAGGCATTGAGCCCATTTGAAGCAAGAAATATTTTAGAAAATTCAAGTCCACGAGACATAGAGGCTTTTGGTGGCCGTGAATATTTGGAAGATATTGTAAAGAGTGGTAGACAACGTGCTGTAGAAGCATTGGCTATGCCAGAAAACACCGAAGAGGAAAAGGAAGCTAAGAGATTAACACTGTTGAACCTGGGTGGTGAGGATAAAGTCAGAAAAATTGAAGCGGACACAAAAGTTTATGAAGTTCCTGCGCCGCGAGCGCCTTTGCCAGGAACGGAAGGTAAACTTGAATTCACCAAAAAACAATTTATTGGAACAGGAACTGCAGCAAAAAGAAATGAAGAATTCTGGAACAAAAATTATGCTCCATATTATAATGATGATGGTACCAGAAAGACGGGTGTTGAACCTCCTGCAAGTGAACAAACTGCTCCCGCTCCAGTAGCACCAGCATCAGCAGCACCAGCATCAGCAGCACCAGCATCAGCATCTGCGCCGGCTCAGCCAGGTCGAATGGGTCAATTTAATCGCATGACTGGAGCATCTACAACTCCTGGAGTGACCGCTTCACCAGCACAAGCAGCACCAGCAGTGCCTGCAGCAGTTCCTGGAACAGGTTTGTCTTCTAGATTAAATGATGCAGTTAGTCAGAATCTGAATGTCAATTTGCCAATAACTAGAACCAGTAGTGGTCCAACTGTTGTCAATAATGTCAACAATGCTCAACAACGACAGATGCCACAAAAAATAGCAGATTTGAATACGATTGCTGTTAGAAATATAGATCCAACATTCATGCGACTAATTATGGACAACACAAGAGTCGTATAAACAAAAAACCCCGCACTAGGCGGGGTCGAACGAGGAGGATCAGTCCTGTTTAGTCTTCGTTTGCCAATTTGGAAAAGTAAGACATTTCATCATCATCAGCAGACACTTCAAAAGGTGCATCATCAGCAACAACTGGTTTCTTAGGACCAGAACGCATCTGTTCAACAGTAGTCTTTGCAGGCGCATCAGCACCACCAAGAACTTTATCCAAACGAGACTTCAGATCATCATAAGATTTGAATTCTTTATCTGAAACCATTTCACTCAGAGAGTGTTCGGATTTCCAAATCTTTTCGAGTTCTTCATCATCATCAAGAAGTGCAGAAGGTGACATGAATTCAGACTTGTCATAGTTCTGATAACCTGCAACCTTGGTGATCTTCAGCTTGAAGTTAGCACCTTTCCACAGATCAAAAGGATTGATTGCAGTCTCATCTTCAAACTGTGGGTTCATTGCTTCGGTGATCTTCTCAAAAATCTTTGCGCCGAAACGATACAGTTTTACTTTGCCTTCATTCTCAGGATGCTTTGGATCAGAAACAATGTACACGTTTGCCATGTAGTTGAGTTTACGTTTCTGTTTACGAACGATTTCTTTGTTCGCTTCGATGCCAGAATTCCACAGGCGACTATTGTGTTCACACACGGGGCACTGTTGATTCTTAGTGGTCAGACAGTTATCGATCAACCAACCGCCGGGACCCTGAAAACCGTGAGAGTAGATTTTGATCCAAGGCAGCCCATCATCACCATCAACTGCTGGTGCGGGAAGAAAACGGATCGTAGCCATGCCGTTGCCAGCTTTGTCTACTTCTGGTTTCCAGAAATTGTCTTTGTCGGATTTACCATCTGAAGAAGCGCTGAGTGCTTCAATGGCTTTAGTGAGTTTGTCCAGATTGCCGGACGATTTTTTCATGTTAGCAAAATTGCTCATTGTATTTCCTTTTTAAACGGATTATTAACGGATTATCCACACGATTCATAACAAAAACGGATTATAACATGATAAAGAAACCATGTCAATAGTATTTAGGCATATTCTTTGATTGCCTCTTTAAATGTTTCTTTATATTTCGATTCATCGTAATGAATGAATGGTGTGTATTTCTCACACTTTCTTTTCCAGGTGGGCCAAATAATTGTATCAGAAATCTTTTTGTTCCACATTTCAAAAAAGCCCATCATGTGATTTAGTATGGACAAAGTTTCGATGGTCACCGCACCTTGCATAGTCTCATTCAACAGTAAAGGATACTGACCATCTTTCACTTTAATCATGTCAGAACGGATAGAAACTTTGCCCATGAGGTACATTATATCTTCTTTGAATCGATAATTCAAGCTCTGGTTTCTTTTCTGCCACATCTTGTAGTTCTCTTCACCTTCTACACCAGTTATATCACCAATCCAGTTTACGTCTTTAACCAAGAAATTGGCAATATAGAAATTCATCAGCTCTTCGTTTCTATATTTTCTGGATAGTTTATAGAACGAATACTTGTCCTTTCGATTGGCGAAGTTTTGCTTAGTAACGTTTGACTTACCGTTATACCTAAAAAAATCGTAAGAATCAGAAGTAAAATGAAGTTTAATGGCATTGAATATGGCAAAGGCGGAGAAGCCAGAACCCTCTTCATACGTTAGAATCATAGTGGCAATTTAGCACTCTTCTTCAGCATGTTAAGTGATTCTGCCTCTTCTCTCAGTTTGCTTTTAAGAGAGTTTGAGATAAGGGTAGAAGCAACATCAATCTCCATACCAGTTTTTTCACATACGCTAACGATAGCGTCCATAATTGTACAATCTTCAGACTCAACCAATTCGATGATCTTGTTGCTGAATTCACTAATTTCATTTTTTGTAGGCATAATTATTTTTTCGCATAAAAGATGTGATTACCAATTTGTCGAACAACTTTAATGTTGGTCCAACCCGGATTAACATATACAGCATGGTAAAACATTGCTTGTGCTTTGGCAAGCTCATGGTGCAGAACCGATTCAGTTAGTGCGCGCCTGGCAATGTACAAGCATTCTTCCCATGCATATCGATTTTTAATTTCTGGTTTTTTCTCTTCACATGTCCAAGAGAATTGACAAGTAGAACCTGTTTTTTGATAAACAACTCCACAGATATCGGAGGGATAACGGTCACTATTCGCACGATTGATTGTTACTTGTGCAACGGCCAATTTACCTTCGTGTGATTCCATTGCAGCTTCATAGTAAAGATTTTTTGCCATGCAGATGATTTGTTTATTGAAATCACTTGATACTTGTGTTGCAATACTTGGTTTAGTTTGTGCTCCTGTTGTAGGTAAAACAAAAGTTAGTAAAACAATCAATAAAGTTTTTGAAAACTTCATTTTTTCTCCTTGTGTGTAAAGAGGCAGGCTGTTGCCCGCCTCCCCCTCATTTACGAATTCTTCTTAGAAAGAACTTTTGCAGCAGGTTCTGCGTGTGGTGTGAAATTGGAAACAAAACCATTCAAGGTTGAAGCCTTGGCGATAATGTCCGATTCTGAGGGGATTGTTGGAAGAGGTGGAAATTCCGGTGGAACTTCACCTTTAGCTTTCGCTGTATCGCACTTTACATTCCAGTCTTGCTGTAGACGGTCTTTCTGTGCTTGATAATCATCATATAACATGTCTCTTGCCATTTTTAGTAGTTCAAGACGAATTTCAAAAGGTGTCATGTTTGACATAATTTTCTCCTTGTGTTGTGTTGTGTAAAATAGTTGGTTATTCTGTTACGAGGAAACCAACCGAAACCCTAGTCAGCGTTTAGGCTGCCAATGCGAACTTTTCATCGTTTGCGTTTACTTTTTTTGCTTGATTTACGGTCATCGCCTACCGTGCTGTCCACTCTGTTACTCTTTGCCCTGTCGAAACCTAGTCACCCCCATCAGAAACATTCTGTT